CTTCATTTCTAAAGAAGGCTAATCAACTTAGGTGAGAATTGCACCGTTGATTTGTGTGACGATTAAGTCACCTGCCGTAACAGTCGAGCCGAATCCTCCACCACCACAAGATATGGTGGCGCTTGGTCCTGTAATGGTAATAACGCCAGTTACCATTAAACGGTATGTATCGGTATACGGTGGCGTACTGACGCCTGAAGAGGAGTCATTTTCCCAAATAAATTCAAAAAACCCATTTGAAGGTCCAAAACCTGGTGGGATTGATGTAGCAGCAGACGACATATAAGCAACATAATAAAATAAGTAAGAGCCGTCTGTAATATAATAAGGGAACTGTATTAGCGTACCACCTGTGTTAATTGTAACACCAAGATTACTTCCTGGAACAGTGACTGTGTCAAAGCCAAGTGGTGCCGAATCGCTAATAGTAGATAATTGAAAATGGTCGGTTAAGAGTTCATAGCCTATTGGAGCTACTAATTTGGGTTTATAGAACTCAATTTCAAAGGTGCACCAAAGTTCACCAATGGTGCCACCGGCCACTTGCATGCCTTGAGTGGCAATGTAAAAATCGGCTAAATCATAAAGGCGGATATCAGCTCCATCTGGAACCGTGCCGGTACGAACATATAAACGTTCAACCGGTGTTTGCGACTGAGCACATTCAACTGGATGTATAAACGACATCGAGGGTTTGCTCGAATTGGCAAATTCGTAGTTCTCCATTATCCTTTTATCAGGAAAGGTGGGTGATAGAGCATTATATTGTGTGGCCATGATCACTGTTCCGAGCGCTGAATTGGCTGCGGTCGAAAGAACAGCGTCTGAAGATGTGGATTTAAACTCAAAAATGAGTCCACGAAATCGGTATTCCTCAAAAGCTTCAGCAACTTGTGATAGCCAGGGGAAGGTATATACCAGGCCAGGATTGAGTGGGTATTTTGTGATCGAGAAATTGGTGGATGCTAATACATCTCCTAAATATTCCCGATGTCTCATGATGAATCCGCCAGAATTTGCGGAATTAACAATCATTGGTGGTGACATTCCACCATTCATTAAGGAATTAGTCTTAATGTGGTAGTCACCAAACCCAGCGACAGACAAGACCAAGGCTTGTGCCGCTTTTCCGAGGAAGCCGCCGACTCCTCGCCCAATCCGCTCACCGATACCCATGTTCGATGAGACTTTATTACTATTGTTAGAACGTCTAGCTTTAGGCCTTGCTGCACGACGTCTTGATGCAGCTGGTCTTTGTACGCGGTTTCGGGTGCGTCTGCCCTTTCTCATAACAATTATTTTCTCTGACATAAATGAGACTAATCGAATGGTTATGATTTCTTTTTGGGGCACCCTAAAGGTCTTTAGAGATGGGGGCAAAAATGCCAACCAAATCTGTATCTTTTGCAATATAAGACGCAACTTGATGTAGTGGCTCGCCATGAGCAACCATTTCCGAAACTTGTTTTAGGGATTCAATAAAATCTGAATTAATATAATTGTTTCCCATACGGATATTTACAGGCAGGTTTTTACGATAATAACCAACATAGTATTCATAATTGTGAGCAGTATGTGGATGAAATGGTAAATCATCAAAAACCGGGTGCGAAAGTTCCTGAACAGTATTCAAAGATCGTAGATATTCTTCAACGATTAACTGTTGCTGCACCGTAATTCCGAATTTCTCTTCAACGAGAAATCTGCTTCCCATGCCAATTTTCTTCTTTCTATAACCGGAAGCAATTAAATGATACATGGTTTTCATATGTTGGAGTTTATAACTTTTCCAAAAACATGAGTCTTCAAAATCTGTTGTGACATATTTTATTCCTTGTGTTATCCTGAGACCATATAAGGCAAGTTCAGTAACAATTGGACAAGCAGGATGTTGATATAAATATGAAAGCGATTTCGCCTTGACTAGTCCTAAAAGCTTCTTTCGACTGGCATTCAAATATTGTTTACCCGTCCAACCGAATGTTGCTAGGACTTTCAAAGGATCTGTTAAGAGCGCTTTATCAATGTCATCAAATACTTGGCCACAAAATGAAGTCGTGCGAATTGATTCATGCACTTCTAACTTAATCGAAAGGCCAAGTTTCTTAAAATCTTGTGTTGTGGGAGGTTGCCCATGGATACCAAAAAGAGCATCATCACCTTCAACCACACCATCAAAATCAGTAATGCCCAATTCTTGGAGTGTAAATAGCATAAACATCAAATTGGAAAATCCATTACCTAGAGACGTGTTCATCTCGCCACTCATTCTGGTGGCATCAACAGCGTAATGTCCGTTTAATACTTTAACGTGATTCTTCCCGCCAATCACGGTTCTTATAAGATTCATGGCATAGGCACCTTCTGCAGTGGAGCTGAGCATATGTT